ACAGCTCCTAGCGTGTAAGGTATTTCTACTTCAGGTAATTGTTTATCTTCATCAACTATAGTGAAATCAAATATATCATCTTTATAGTTCCCTTTGTAATTGTCTAAAAAGTCACGCACTTGTTGATAAGACCAACCTTTATAATCTGCTATGAATCCCTTAAGGTGCCCCTGTCCACATCCTGCGAAACATATCCAGACACCTTTTTCTATATTTATAGAGCATGACTCTGTAGTATCTTGGTGAAAAGGGCATAATATAGATATCTGACTATCTCCTGCAGGGATAGATAGTCCGATGTCCGTTAATGCTCCTGCCCAATCCATATTACTTTGCTTGTATTCTGTATATAAAACCATTTTTTTCTCTCCAAAACCCTTCAGGAAACGTCATACCACACTGAAAACAGTATGGATCATTCTTTACTAATCCTAAAACTGGTTTTAATAATAGTGAATTAGGATCAATAATTGTGATCCCTACTTTTAAAGTGCCATTTGCAGAGCACTTACCACATTTAAATTTATTAGATAAACGACTCATTGTCCTCCTCTATTCTACCTTTGTCAACATCCCATACAAATTGTGTGTCCCTACCACCTAAGTCCCCATCTCGATATTTTTGGAATGCTATTTCTCTTAATTTAGGTTCTTCTTCAACCATACACATAGATATTGCCACATCTGATGCCCTAATTAGAGCGTCTCCAAATGCGACTTGACTAGCTGTAGGTTGTGTATACATATTAGCAGCATCCCTCGTTGCTTGAGTTGATGCTATAACAGTGGTATTAGTTGATAATGCCATTGTCTTTAGACCGTAAAATAGTGAGTGTGATTGCTCCCATGCCGCTTTATTTCTATCTTGTGTTGATATTAAATATACACCGTCAATAATCAAAACATCAGGCTTATACTTACGCACTAAGTTAGTTATACTTGGTAATGATATGCTATCTTCCCCACTAATATGATCACATACTAGTAAATTTTTAAAATTAGTCTCCTGTAGAAACTTTTTGTATGTTTCTTCATCAATACTGTGCCCAGTCCTAAGTGCTGTATGTGATAAATTGTAGCCCTGAGAGTGTGCTAGTAACACATCCATCCTTAAAGAAATTGATGAAACAGGCATTTCAGTAGATACTAGTAAAGTTTTATAACCACTAAGGATTGCATCTGAAGCTAATTTACAACACAACCACGTCTTTCCAACTGTAGGTCTAGCATATGCAGTAATCAAATCACCCTTCTGCCATCCCACGCCTGTGGAGTTAATCAAATGGAAAGGTGTTCTAATCCCTATCATACCATCACCCATTCGTCTAACAGAACTTCTTTTTTTCCATTCCTCGTATCTATCTAAATCCCCTGTATCGTATTGGTTTACATCTGAATCATGTAATATCTCAATATCATTTAAATTATCCATTATAGATCCTAATGCTTTTTTAGGGTTGTCGGTCAATAAGGGTTTATTGTCTTGAAACACAGATATAATATGCCTAAACATAACCTGTTTACTAAACTCATTCAGTGCATAATTAAAGTTTACTGATTGTGCGTCTAGTTTTAAAGAGTCAAATTTTTCTTTTAATACTTCTACTGTAGGGAAATCTTTGTAATCATCTATATACGACTGTATAAACTCATATGCTTTGCCATGTTCAGCAAAGTCTTTAGGACTGTAAGTAAATTGTTTATAATTACCCGCATCACACAATCCAAAAATGACTGCGGACTCTATAAAATTAAAGTTTTCCAATACTATTTCTCTTCGTTAATTTTGTTTCTCAAAGATTTTTTCACTTTGTATATGGAATAGTTTACCACACTTTCTTCACCATTGGTAGTAGTTACACTAGATAGCTGTTTCAAGTTTTGTTCTATGTCCTTCATAGTCCTATTCATAAATTTATCTTTTAAAAACTGTTTCTCACCCTCATCTAAATCTAAAGACTCTAAATAATCTATAAATTCTACCTCATCTAAGTTTTCGTCTAACTGTTTCACAAAGTCACTTAATTTAAAACTATTTTCCCCGTCAGAGTCACTTGTTGTAGCATCTAAACTTTGTCCATGAAGTTTTTTACTAGCTTGCATCCACAGTGTTTTGAGCCTATTTACCATAGCTGTGTGTAAATAAGTATGGAATATTGCGTTTCTATTCGGTTTATATAGTTTTGCAGCTTTTAAAACTATCAATC